CCTGCGTCTCAATGCGCCCCGTGGCCTCGGCCACCCGCTGCTGATCCGTGTTCAGGTACTGGTATTCAAGCTGCTGGGCCCGCGCTTGCACGTTTCGCGCGTAGTCAAGCGCCGCTTGTTCGCGCCGCTGCGTCTCCCGCAGCCGCGCGGTCAGCTTGTCAATGCGCTTCTTGACGTTTTCGCTGTACTGATCCAGCTCGCCTCGGTCACCTTGATCACCTTGCTCGCCGCCGGTGGTAGCAACCGCTGGCGGCTGCGGCTTGTCAATGACTTCTGCCTGTCCGTCCTCACTAAGCTGGACGGTGGCAGGTGCTTCATCCTCTCCAATCTTGAACTCCAACTGTTCCCCGCTCATTGCGCTCTCCTTTACATGTGCAGAATGTCTTCTGGATCGTGGACCACGCCCAGCACTTCATCGTCGTTGATCAAACGGATCTCTCCGCCGTCAATTGGGATGCGTGCGCCCGCGTACCGGCCAAAGATGATCCAATCCCCCTCCTTGCACCACGCGCCGGTGGGGAACTTGGACTCATCGCCGTACGCCAGGCTGCCTACCTTCAACACGTAGCCGCAAACCGTCGCAAGATTGGATTTGCGTTGGGTCTCTTCGGCCAACACGATCCCGCCCTTGCTCTTTTCCGCGCCACGGTAAGGAAGAATGGCGATTCGCCAGCCTGTAGGCGTTGGGATACGATCCATCACGGCCTTGTCAAGCTTCGATGGGTCAAAGCCGTCCTCGGTATACGAGTCCTCGAGCTTTGGTCCCTTGTTCTCAGCCTCTTCGCGCCACTTGCGCTCCAATGCCGTCAAGCTCTCATCTGCTACAGCTTCCATTTGCATCTCCTAGTCAAGAAGGTCTTCGTCCGAATGCTTTTTCAAAAGCCCTTTCACGGATTCTTCGACCATCCTCAACCCCTCGAGGCGTCCCATCATGAAGCGATAGCGCTCCATGTCAGCAATCGTGCCGTTCAGCACGATTTGCTCAGACTGATGCTGTAGCTTTCTGATTTCTTTCAGAACTGCTTCTGCAAATTCGAGCATGGTAATTCCATGAAAGCAGTCGGTTTGCCGCACCGACTGAGAGCGGTACTACAGGGCCTAGTATATGCGAACCGGACGTGTGCCGTCCTTCTTTTTCACGATCGCAACCGCTTTTTGCACTCCCTTGGGTGTTGAAATCATCTCGCCGCCCTTAGCCATCTTCCGAGACTTGCCCGCCTTTTCGTACGCGATCGCCGCCGCCTGCTTGGTGGCTGCTTTCATGCTCTTGGGCTTGCTTGTTCCCAGCTTCCCCGACTCTTTATACGACCGAACCATCTCCCCGATGTTTGAGCTGATGGTCTTTTGACTTGAACCACGTTTAAGCGGCATTTCTAGCTCCCGGTGCTTGCATTGTCTTGACCTCTTGCAGGCGCAGACGCTGCTGGTTGATCTGATTGTTCTGCTGAAGCTTCTGCTGATCAAGCCCCAGGCGCTGTTGGTCAAGCTGGATGCGCTGCTGGTCGGCCTGCGCACGTTGTTGGATCTCCATGCGCTTCAATTCGATCAGCGGATCCTCGCCGCCCTCGCCAGAGAGCTTGCCTTGCAGGTCTTTCATCTCCTGCATGTTGGTCGCAACCTTGATTGCGACCATGCCTTCCTTCTGGATCGGCGAAATCATGCGGTCGGGGTCCGTGCCGTACATCTTGAAGAGGTCTACTTCCACATCTTCTTCCGCTTTCAGCCGAATGTGCTCCAAAACATGCTTCTGCAACTCCATCGCCGACATCGGATTGGACTGCAAGAGCGGCGACATGCCCATCATCAGGTGTGCGGCGATGTGCGCGTCGTGCTGCTGGCCCGCGAAGGCCTTCAGCTTCATGCCGTTCAGCACATCACTGTTCTCGGCCGCCGGATCACGGGGCATATTCGTGTTCTGGGGCATCAAAATGCCGTCAATGTCCCGAATATTGAGCGCCGCGTACATCCGATAGTACGCCTCGTACATGTTGTGCATGTTCGGCGCGCTTTGGGCGAGCTGCAACTGCATCTGGGCGAGCTGAATGCGCTGCGCAGTGCTGAAAATGTTGGGGTCGGCCACCGGTTGGACCGAAACCATGCGACTGAAGTCCGCTTTTTTGATCCGGCGGCTCGCTCCGGGCACGTCGTACGGGTATTCATCGGGCAAATAATGCGCAAAACCCTCAAAAAGCAGCCTGAACTCGAGCGTTTGCGCGTAATGGAGCCGTTTGTGGATGCTCGACATCACCATCGAGCCTCGTTCCAGGAGCGCGAGCGTCGTTCCGACCTGCGCGTACTGGTTTCCGTCGCCCACTTGCATGTCGGCAGTGCTCGAGAGCCGCTTTCCAGCGTCCACCAAGAAGCCCAACAGCGCAAAAAGCACCTGACTCGGCTCTTTGTACGGCAGAGGCATGAGCGAAGCCGTCAATTCCGCGCCGCCCGCGTCAATATCCCGCCACTCCCCAGGCTGAATCGGGTCAGAATCGTCCGCGATCCGCGCTCCTTTAGCCTTGAACCCTGCCGGGAGGTTCGCTAGCGTGCCCGCATCGATCAATTGGCGCAGGGCGCTCGTCGCCGCCTTCGACAAACCGCCGATCAAGTGCACAAAACCAAGGCCATAGGCCCCCGGACCCTCGACCAAGACGTAGTGAACGAAGTAGTTCCGGCGGTTTTTCTGCTCGTCGTTCTCTTTCCAGTTCCTCCGGATGCCGATAACCTGCAACGAGTCCTCGGCCAAGGTCACCACGTAGGGCAGTTTGATGCCTGTCGGGTTGCCGTCCTCGTCCGTGTCCTCAAATCCAGGGATGTCCAGATCGACCAACTGCTCAAGCAAGAACACTTCGCCCACGTCATCGGTCGGCTGTACGCCCACAACCTTGTCCGTTGCCGCTTGGATGGGGCTTGGATCGGCAGGCGTTGCGGCCGTCTCCACAGGAATGTCCAAGTACTCGCCCGAGAGCACGCGCTTTTTGTACTCATTCGAGTCCATCGCGATGCGGTGCGTGAGCCGTGGGCACTGGGACACGACGCTTGAGCCGTTGTACGGGATGTAGACGTCATCGGCCAAGCAGAGCTTGGACACCATGCGCTTCAACTGATAGTCGTAGTAGACCTTCTTGAACGTCGAGCCGCCGTAGCCGGTGTAGAAGAGGAGCTGGTCGAACTCCGGCGTGTACTCTTCCATCACGGTCGTGATCTGGTAGTTCATGAAGTCCTGCACGCGGCCCGCCTGCTGGTACTTCTCCACCGTTTCTTTGCCCATGATCTGCGTGCGCACAGGGCCCCCCGCCGGCAAGAGCTCCTTCAGCGCCTGTGCCTGGAACTGGATGATGGCTTCCATCAGCATCGGATGGGCGACGCCCGCCGCGCCACGGAAGGGCTTGGTCCGTTCTTCAAGCTTCAAGCCCAAAAGATCAAGGCCCTTGGCAAACATGTTCTCCCAGTCGGACCGCGAACCCTTGTCCGCTTCGAACATCGCCGACACGTCGATCGAGATCTTGGCCAAGACCTCCGGCTCGATCACGCCCGCGAGGTTGGCATAGAAGTCCACCTCTTCGGCGTCGTCACTGCCGATCGCAACCGTCGCCCCGCCGTCCTCGTCGATCTCGATTTCAATGTCAAGCGGCTCGTCTTCGAGCGCGATGATCCCGAGTGACGGGGCAGGATTTACAGACTTGTCGATAGGCATGATGTGTCCTTGGCGTTATCTAAAACGCGCGGTCTTCTTGGCAATGGCCTTGGGCTGTTTGACGAACTGCTTGCCAGCGGCCTTGCCCGCTCTCTTGGCTTTTGTGGTTGCTGCGTATTCTTGTGGGGACAAGGACTTGATGGCGGCCTCCGGCAGGTAGCGCTCGCCGGTCTTAGAGGACGGCTTGCCACTCTTGGTCCGCCATTTCTGGGCGGACCAATCTTTTAGGCTTTGCTGCGGCGCTTTCAATCTTTATACCCTCCGCCTTTGGCCTTGTACTGCTTCGCCAAGAGCTGGGCTTTTCTCGCGGACCACTGGCCTGCGGCCGTGCC